ACCAACCGGCAAGGATGCAACAGATTCGGCAAGGATTTTAGCACATGCGTAAACGCCTGCGTGCGCAAGGGCGGTTTCCTGGTTGATGGTAACGCCGGATTTAGTCTTAGGGCCAAGCCATGAATACATCCATTCGGACGGATTCTGAAGGCTTGAGCGCTGTTCATCTACAATAAACAGCGACCGGATGTTAGACCAAATAGACACAGGGCGCAATGTTTGTGCAAAATTCTGCAATTATATTGCCGAATCCGCGCAAAAAAGTTACTTTGTCTTTTTGGAAATCACTAAAACTTTGTAGAATCGCCTTCTTTGATTCTTGAAACTCTGATAACTGCCAAACCTTCGCCGCTTGTGCCGCTCAAAAACGATGATTTCAGCAGCTTCGTAGGCTTCCCGAACCGTCGGCTGAACTGGCAATTGCTCCAGGAACAAGCGCCAAAATTCAAGCATCGGCATCGGATGCGCTTTGCCATGCGGGCGGCCTGTTGTCATTTACTCAGCAGGGGTTATTACGTCATCGACAGAAAACACAACGTATCCTGGTTCGCCTTTTTTGGCGTTGCCAGGGTAATGCTCCAGAATGTCGCACGCAATATGGGTTGAAATATCACCCCGATCAAGCCAAATATACCCACGAAAAATCCTTAAGCATGGGGGGCTAAACACAACGCCATCAGTGGTAATATGCGCCTTTATTACAGCTTTTGTCCCTCGTAGCGTCTGTGTTACAACGCTTTCAAGTTGCCCTGGAATGCGCTCGCCATTCTCAAGGCATAAAAACTGAAACCAATCACCTGCGCGGCCTTTTTGATTTAAAATTTTGTATCTCATGTTTAGGTTTTTAAACGTAGAAAATACCTGATTTAGAATACGCGTCTGCCTGCGGGTTTTTCAGGTGTTCACCAATCGCGATTATCGACGCTATAATGCCGTCAATCTTAACACCCCGGCTTTCCTTCATTTTTGTGACCTTCAGGTTTTTATTATTGTCGTAGTACGGCACACAGTTCGACAACATCCAGCGCAAAACCGGGTTTCCAAGGTGGTTTATCATTTGCATCCTAACAAGGCGTTCAAACTCCTTCGCAGATGGCGACATGGACGCGGGATGTTGTCGAAACACATCCATCGGATACCCGTCCTGCTCAAGCTTGCCTATTGTCTGCCATGCGTTCTGGGGGTCGTAGCCTATCGCCCGAACATCGTAAACAGTGAACAAATGCCGCACTTCTTCCGTCAAATAATCGTAATCAGTATAATTACCAGGGGTTACCATAACGGCCCCCGGCACGGCAAATTCGCCGGGCGCAACCGGCTTAGACCATCTTAGCAGGTCGGGCAAATCGCGGCTTTGCATATTCATTATGTCGCCAGGAATCCAGAAGAACGGCAGCAAAACGCCTGCTTCATCTTCATTTTCAGAGGGGAAATAAAGCACTAAAGCCGTGAAATCCGACACGCTGGCAAAGTCGATGCCCATGTAACACATCCGGCCTTTGAGCTTTTCAACGTCGTATTCAGATGGGCAAGCCTGCCAAAGTTCATCCTGTATCCAAACCTCACTAACCCCTACCGGCACATACCGCCCTGATCGGCACGACAGCCGGGTTGAAAACCTGGTGGAGCCGCTGGATAAAATACCGCCTTGCCCGGTGTATTACGACAAGCGCCACAAGGACAAATGGAATGAGGTTTGCGGCTACCTGAAGGACTTTGGAATACTTGCAAAACAGGATTTGTCGGCCATTCGGCAGTACGTGGAAACAGAGTTGATGCTTTTCGATTCACTGAAGGAGCTAAGGGAGCAAGGGTTCACGGTCACGGTTGAAATCAAAGGCGCACTTGTCACCAAAGTAAACCCGCTGTTAAAAGTCTACACAGACTGCGACAAAACCATAAAGCCCCTCCGGGAGCAATTCGGCTTCACGCCAAAGGCGCGGCAATCCATGCACACCAAGCCCGCCGAAAAGAAAAAGACCGATCCAATTTTGGCGCTACTCACCCCTTCAAAGGTTAAGACAGGTTAGTGTTAGAAGGGTACCACCAATACATCACCGACGTAACAACCGGCAAAGCCGTTGTTTGCAAGTATGTCCGGCAGGCCGTAGAGCGGCAGTTAGGCGACTTGAAACGACAGCGCACGCCGGACTTTCCGTACTACTTCGATGAGGAAGAGGCAAGCCGATGGATTGGGTTTATCCGCTGCCTTCGGCACACGTCCGGCGAATGGAAGGGCAAGCATTTTTTAGTTCAGGATTTCCAGGAATTTAGGTGGGCTTGTATATTCGGTTGGCGCCGCGTTGACGGCAAAGGCAGGCGCTTTAGGCGGGCATTTGTCGAAGTGGCAAGGAAGCAGGGCAAGACAGAGGAAGCCGCCGCAATCGCTTTAGGCGGCATGATTATCGACGGCGAACAGACAGCGCAAATATTCAGCGCGGCAACAACCAGACAGCAGGCGCAAATTGTGTACAGCGCGGCAAAAATGATGGCTCGCGAACTAAGAAAGGACAGCGAGTACATGGAAAAGGCGCTGAAGCTACTTGCGCACCGGATCATGTTTGAAGACACTGATTCATTTATGCAAGCGCTGAGCGCTGACGCGTGGACGCTCGACGGTCTTTCACCCCACATTGCAATCATCGACGAATTTCACGCGCACCCGAACAACGAGGTTTTAAAGGTTATCGAAACCGGCATGGGTGCCAGGCGCTCACCACTAACCTACATTATCACAACGTCCGGCTTCAACTTTCAAAGCCCGTGGTATCATGTTCGGCAAAACGCTATTGACCTGCTGAACGGCACGAAGGTAGACGAAACCTTTTTTGGGGTTATTTACACGCTGGATGAGGGTGATGACTGGAATGATAAAAGCACATGGATAAAAGCAAACCCGCAAATCGGGGTTACCCCTACATGGGAGTTCATGGATAGTGAGTACACGAAGGCGGTAAACGAGGGCGGGCGAAGTGAGGTAGAGTTCAAAACTAAAAACCTGAATGTGCCGGTAGGGGTTAGTGAGGTATGGATTCAGGACGAACTCTGGCAGGCTTGCCCGTCTGAATACGACGTTGAAAAGCTCAAAGGTCGCATGTGTTACATGGGTATTGACTTTGCCAGCGTGTCGGATTTTACGGCTTTAGTATTGTATTTCCCGCCTGAAAGCGAAGATGAAGCAGGCGTTTTGCTGCCGTTCTTCTGGATTCCTGGCGACATAATGAATATGCAAAGCCGCGATTTGCCCGACCTGCTAAGATGGTCTAAGCCGGTTGCGCCCGGAGAATTTGCCGTGCCTGGGGCCGTTATGGTAACCCCCGGTAATTATACTGATTACGATTATTTGACGGAAGAAGTGCGGCATTTGTTCACTGTTTACGATGTTCGTGCGATAGGCTACGACCCCCAAAACGCATGGCAGACAATAGGAAAGCTTGAGCAGGACGGCTACCCGATGGATGTGTTTCGACAACACCCCGCTTCAATGTCGCCCTCTGCTAAGGAGTTTGAGCGCCTTGTTAGGATGCAAACGATAAACCACCTTGGAAACCCTGTCCTTCGCTGGATGTTATCGAACTGCGTTCCGTACTACGACAATAATAAAAACCTGAAGGTCACCAAAATGAAAGAAAGTCGTGGTGTTAAGATCGACGGCATTATAGCGTCGATTATTGCGATTGGCGAACACCTGAAAAACCCGCAGGCTGATGTTTACTCTAAATCCGGCATATTCTACGTATGACAACAGGCCGCCCGCATGGCAAAGCGCATCCGATGCCAATGCTTGAATTTTGGCGCTTGTTCCTGGAGCAATTGCCACTTCAACCGACGGTGCGGGATGCCTACGAAGCGGCTGAAATCATCGTTTTTGGGCGCTATGAGCGGAGAAGGTTTGGCAGTTATCAGAGTTTCAAGAATCAAAGAAGGCGATTCTACAAAGTTTTAGTGGTTTCCAAAAAGACAAAGTAACTTTTTTGCGCGGATTCGGCAATATAATTGCAGAATTTTGCACAAACATTGCGCCCTGTGTCGATTTGGTCAAACATCCGGTCGCTGTTTATTGTAGATGAACAGCGCTCAAGCCTTCAGAATCCGTCCGAATGGATGTACTCATGGCTTGGCCCTAAGACTAAATCGGGCGTTACCATCAACCAGGAAACGGCCCTTGCGCACGCAGGCGTTTACGCATGTGCTAAAATCCTTGCCGAATCCGTTGCATCCTTGCCGGTTGGA